CTTTTACCTGTCTTTCAGGGTTTACGCCTCCTTCACCTCCAAAGCGAAAATGGATGATTTTACTTTGGAACCTACCAACCACTACGTTCTAGCTAAGGGGTCACATTTAGTTGATGCACTCCACCTCAGACCTGCAAAGTCGGGGTCAGCCACTAGCGAAGACGTTATCCCATCCAACTTCAGCTCGCCAAACTTGACCGAAATAGCAAAGTATGGCGGCTACTCAACCTACAGCTCTAACTCGAACACGGATCCTCAGGTTCGAGAGAGTCTAAAGCTCTACTCCCGAGACATTTACGAGGAAGTCCGTGGTTATACTCGCAGACCACAGGGAACACCTGGCATGTACACTGCCTTGAACAAGTTCTCTGGCGAGAAAAACACTTTCAGTGGTCTCTCACCATCACAACAATCTTCGATGCGCCGTGCAATCGGTAAAGCAAAGAAGGCTTTCAAATTGCCTTACAAGCGTGAACCGCTTGATTGGCATGAAGTAGGACAATTCCTGAGACGTGACACGTCTGCAGGCTCAACCTTTATGGGCGCCAAGAAAGGCGACTGTATGGAGGAGATCTACCATGAAGCACGATGGTTAGGACACCGAATGAAACAGGACGGTAAATCTAGTTTCAATCCATCCAAGATGCGGTTCCCTCCGTGTCTTGCAGGACAGCGTGGCGGTATGTCAGAGATTGACGAACCGAAAACGCGCCTGGTTTGGATCTACCCCGCAGAGATGTTGTGTGTCGAAGGGTTCTACGCCCCTTTGATGTATCGTGACTTTATGAACGATCCAAGAACACCAATGTTGAACGGGAAAAGTGCGCAACGTTTGTACACCCAGTGGTGTTGCGGACTAAGGGAAGGGGAGACACTTTATGGCATCGACTTTTCAGCTTTCGATACTAAAGTACCAGCGTGGCTAAGTCGAGTAGCATTCGATATTCTGAGGCAGAACATTGAATGGTCTACCTTTCAGGGGAAACCTGTTGGTAAGGAAGACGCTCAGAAATGGCGAAACGTTTGGGATGCCATGGTGTGGTATTTCATAAACACTCCCATTCTTATGCCTGACGGACGTATGTTCCGAAAATTCAGGGGTGTACCCTCCGGATCGTGGTGGACGCAGATGATTGATTCAGTAGTTAACCACATACTGATAGATTATCTGGCAGACTGCCAAGACGTTGAGATCCGAAACCTGAGGGTCCTGGGCGACGACAGTGCGTTCAGAGCTAACGACCAGTTCGATCTGGAAGTAGCAAAACAGGATTGCAAGCCTACGGGCATGGTGATAAAACCAGAAAAGTGTGAAAGGTCGACGGATCCGTCGGACTTCAAACTGCTGGGCACCAAGTACCGTGATGGTCATGTTTTTCGAACAACAGACGAGTGGTTTAAGCTTGCGTTGTATCCTGAATCAAGCGTGTTATCGCTAGAAGTCTCGTTCACCCGTTTAGTCGGATTGTGGATAGGCGGCGCCATGTGGGATAAAGTCTTTTGTGAATTCATGGACTTTTATCAGACAAGTTATCCTGTTCCTGAGGAGGGGTGGTTCTCCAAAGATCAGAAACGATGGCTTGAGGTCGTCTATTCCGGACGAGCACCCAGAGGTTGGACTACCAAGAGAAGTCTCTTCTGGCGCTCAATCTTCTATGCCTTTGGCTAGGAGTGAACTCTGCAGAGAGTGAATCATATATTCAGTTTATCTGAAGGTGTGTGGTCACAGTGACACTGTG